ATTAGCATATGCACTAGTGCACTAGCTGATGATATTGACTTAGCAAATATTATATTAAAAGAGAATAAGCCTGATGCACGGACAGTGCATAAGGAACCCCTAGAAAAGAAAAAAATTTTTAAGGCTGAACATCTTACACTGAAATTAAAATGTTTTGGTCGTGAGGAAGTTTCACACAGCCTTGAAAGAAAGCTCGGGCGGACCGTCCAGTGGTGGGGGTTATCGCCCAACGGCTACCTCGTAGAAGTCTACCGTAATCAGAAGAATGCCGCGTGGACAGGGATTTTAACTATGCCTGACGGGAAATCCAGTTGTATAATAGCCGGAGGACATGCCAGTATTAAAGCACCGGGGAAGATCTGGTGAAGTGCTGGCACTGCGGAACGGAACTGATATGGGGCGGGGACCATGATATCGACGACAGTGATCCCTCAAGTACGGAATACACGATGGTAACCAACCTGCATTGTCCCAACTGCCAGTCTTCGGTTCTGGTTTACTTACCGAGGGAGGTTAGTATTTAAATGTGGAAACAGACAGTCGGACTGGTTGTGGGGATAGGCATTATTGTTTTGTTTGTCTGGCTGCTGTTGCTAACGTATTGAAAATTTTTATAACGGTTGTGATGGTAAACTACTTCGCCGTGCCGCCCATGCAGGTGGAAGACAAGCTGGGTCCGTGGAAGACCCCGGTTGAATGTTATCTGAGAGGGGCGGACATCATCAGGGAAATCACTTCCAAGGCGCGGGTTATCAGCGCCCACACCTTCTGTATCGAGCGGGAAGAGAAAGAAGAAAAAAATATTTGAAATCATCGGGTTTGACGTGTAATATAAAAGCTCCTAAGTTTTTAGGTCCTCCCTAGTACAACAACTAATGACTCCCTGTTTTTAGTGGTTGAAACTTGCCCCCGGTTTTTCCCAGATTAGCCGGGGGTCTTTTTTTTATTTGTTTAAAAACAATTCTGGGGTATGCTTTTATTCATGTATACCGAAAAGGCTGAGGGTTCGGGTGGCGCAAAACAAAACCCCGCCGTGGATTGCCCGTGGTGCGGACAGTGGACACGACTGGACTTTGTGCATGGACACTATCAGTGCAGTGCATGTCATCGTGTTGTCTACAACTGCTGTGACGGAGAACAGGCTGAATGAGCGATAGCATCGCCGCCATTCAAACAGAGATACACAAACTTCCCTTCCATGAACAAAAAGAAATCATGGACCTCCTCGACAGATACGAGGATGCGCGGAAGCGGGAAGTATCGCACAGGGATTTTCTTTCCTTCGTAAAAGAAGTGTGGCCCGCTTTCATAGAGGGGCGTCATCACAAGGTGATGGCCGAAGCCTTCGAGAGAGTGGCGGACGGAAAGCTGAAGCGTTTAATTATCAACATGCCCCCCCGGCATACCAAGTCGGAGTTCGCCTCCTTCCTTCTCCCCGCGTGGTTCCTCGCCCGCTACCCCGATAAAAAAATTATCCAGACCGCCCATACCGCAGAACTTGCCGTGGGCTTCGGCAGGAAGGTGAGGAATGTTTTCACAGATACCAGTTTCCAGCAACTGTTCCCCACCACAAACCTGAGAGCGGACAGCAAGGCGGCAGGCAGATGGAACACCGACAGGGGCGGTGAATACTTTGCCATCGGTGTCGGCGGTGCGGTAACAGGTAAGGGTGCCGATCTCCTGATCATCGATGACCCCCACTCCGAACAGGATGCGGCACAGGGACAGTACCACCCCGAAGTTTTCGACCGGGTGTATGAATGGTATACCTCGGGACCGAGACAGAGACTCCAGCCCGGAGGATCGATTATCGTGGTGATGACCCGCTGGTCGAAGCGCGATCTCACCGGAAAGATTATAGAATCATCAACCCAGCGTGACGGATCGGATGAGTGGGAAGTGATACAGCTTCCCGCGATTATGCCGTCCGGCAATCCGCTGTGGCCTGAATACTGGGGCATAGACGAACTGGAGGCCCTGCGTGCAGAGCTTCCGGCCTCCAAGTGGTCGGCCCAGTACCAGCAGGACCCCACCTCGGAAGAGGGTGCAATCATCAAACGCGAGTGGTGGAAAGAGTGGAAAGAAGACCGCCCGCCCTCGTGCGAATTTATTATCCAGTCGTGGGACACGGCTTTCCTTAAAACCCAACGGGCCGATTACTCGGCCTGCACCACATGGGGTGTCTTTCTCAACGAGGAAGAAGACGCCATGCACATCATCCTTCTGGATGCCTACAAGGAAAGACTGGAGTTTCCCGAACTGAAAAAGAAAGCATTCAAGTCATGGACAGAGTGGGAACCCGACGCCTTCATCGTGGAGGCCAAGGCTTCAGGAATGCCCCTGATATTTGAATTAAGACAAATGGGTATACCCGTGGGCGAGTTCACTCCCTCGAAAGGGAATGACAAGATCGCACGGGTTAACGCCGTAGCGGATCTCTTCGCATCAGGGATCGTCTGGCATCCGCCCAAGCGATGGGCCGAGGAAGTGATCGAGGAGTTTGCCTCCTTTCCTTCCGGTGATTACGACGATCTCGTTGACAGTTCGACGCAGGCCCTCCTCAGGTTCAGACAGGGAGGGTTTATACGCACACCGTCAGATGAAGATGAAGAGGAGTACCCGCCGCGCACAGCGGAGTATTATTGATGAGGAAGGATGACGATACGTGGCTTTTCAAATACATAACGGTGGCGGTTCTTATCTTCTTTGTGGTATACGGACTCATGCTGCTCGGCACCGTGGAGCAATGAGAACGCTGGTCAAATCCGAAGATCTGGTTTATACAGGGAAAGGCAACACAACATGATGTGTAATGGGGACGCCGCATGGCGGTAGAAAAAGCTCTTAATCCGGCACCCTCTTCGACAGAGGAAGTCGAGGTGACGGTTGTCAACCCGGAAGCCGTTGCTGTGGAGACGGACGATGAAACAGTTGTTCTCGAATTTGGCGGAGAGATGGAAGGCCCTGCCTTTAATGAAAATCTCGCTGACCATCTCAGCGGCAGTGATCTCCAGAATATTAGCTCTGAACTCATGGGTGCAGTTGAAACTGACCGGGGTTCAAGAAAGGATTGGGAACAGACTTACATCAGGGGACTCGAACTCCTCGGACTCCGGATAGAAGAACGCAGCACTCCGTGGCCCGGAGCGTGCGGGGTTTTTCATCCTATGCTGTCGGAAGCGGTGATCCGCTTTCAGGCCCAGTCGATTATGGAAACCTTCCCGGCCAAGGGTCCGGTCAAGACCCAGATACTGGGCAAGCTCACCGAAGAGAAAGAGAAGCAGGCCATCCGCGTAGCCGACGAGATGAACTATCAGGTTACCGAGGTGATGACCGAATACCGCTCCGAACACGAGAGTATGCTGTTCGCCCTTCCTCTCGCGGGATCTGCGTTTAAAAAAGTTTACTATGATATCGACATGGAAAGATGCACGTCCGTGTTCGTGCCTGCGGAAGACCTCGTGGTTTCCTACGGCGCGTCCGATCTGGAGTCGTGTCCGCGCTATACCCACATTATGAAGAAGAACAAGAACGAGGTGAAGCGTCTCCAGCTTGCCGGGTTCTACCGGGATATCGATCTCCCTGATCCCACTCCCGACTATTCCAAGATACAGGAACAGTACAACGAGATGCAGGGGGAAGATCCCAGCTACGACCATGACGACAGGTACACCCTTTATGAAATTCATGCCGACCTTGACCTCCTCGGATTCGAGGATGTACGGGACGGCGAAGAGACGGGGATCGGCCTCCCTTATGTCATAACCATTGACAAGTCCTCCAGTGAGGTTCTCTCTATTTACAGGAACTGGATGGAGGCCGATCCTCTTAAAAAGAAGACCCTGCACTTCGTTCATTACAAGTATCTTCCGTCTCTGGGTTTTTACGGATACGGTCTGATACACTGTATCGGCGGACTGGCGCGGTCAGCCACCTCCATCCTGCGCCAGCTTGTCGATGCGGGAACCCTTTCCAATCTTCCCGGCGGTCTGAAATCCAGAGGTCTCAGGATCAAGGGTGACGACTCCCCCATCATGCCCGGAGAGTTCCGTGACGTGGATGTGCCGGGGGGAGCTATCAAGGACAGCATTTCCTTTCTCCCCTACAAGGAACCCAGTCAGGTTCTCTATTCCCTGCTCGGCAATATCGTTGACGAAGGACGGAGATTCGCCGCACAGGCGGATATGAAGGTAAGTGAAATGAGCAATCAGGCTCCGGTAGGAACCACACTTGCCATCATGGAGAAAGGCATGAAGGTTATGTCTGCCGTACAAGCCCGTGTTCATGCCTCTCTTCGCAACGAGTTCAAGATACTGGCCGGACTGATCCGCGACTACATGCCCGCCGAGTATGCCTATGAGGTGGGTGACGAGAAGGCGGTCAGGAAGGAAGACTTCAACGAGGTGGTGGATGTCATCCCGGTTTCAGATCCCAACGCCACGACAATGGCCCAGCGGATCATGCAGTATCAGGCGGCGATGCAGTTGGCCTCGCAGGCCCCGCAGATGTACGACATGCCGGAACTGCACAGGCAGATGCTGGAAGTTATGGGGATGCGGGATGTCCAGAAGATCATTCCCGACAAGGGCGATGTCAGGCCCGCCGATCCCGTGACCGAAAACGAAGACCTTATCAACAGCCGTCCGGTACAGGCTTTTGCCTATCAGGACCACGAGGCCCACATTGCGGTTCATCTGGAGGCGATACAGGACCCCAAGATACTTCAGCTTCTTTCCCAGTCTCCGATGGCCAAGGTCATCGAGGCGGCAGCGGAAGCACACATACGCGAACATCTTGCTTTCGAGTACAGGAAGCAGATCGAAGAACAGATGGGGGTCCCCCTTCCCCCCGAGGGAGAGCCTCTGCCGAGGGATGTGGAGGCAGAGCTTTCCCGTGTTATCGCGCAGGCCGCAGGCAAGCTGCTCCGCAAGGATCAGGCCGAAGCTCAGGAAGAGCTTGTGCAGAAGCGGCTTGAAGATCCGGTCTTTCAGCAGCAGCAGAAAGAACTTGAGATCCGTGAGATGGATGTCCAGCGCAAGGCGGCGGCTGACAAACTCAGAAGCGACACCGAACTGGAGAAGGCAAGGATCAAGGAAGAGACGGAGCTTGAGCGCATCGCCTCTACGGAGAAGACCATCGGCGCACAGATCGGGGCCAAGCTGGCCGCTACCGTTATGGACGTGGACGCCAAGACAGAAGAACTGTCCTCCAAGGAAAAGATGGAAGGCGCACGGCTCGGCGTAGAGATGGCCCGCGAAATATTACAGAAGGAGAAGGAGTGAGACTGATGGCAGGAAAAAAGAAAGACGCACCTAAACGTGTGGCTGTGAAGAAGACACTGAGACGGGCCAAGAAGGAAGAGCCTGTTGTCTACGGTCCCAAAGGCCGTGCCACCGAAGGCGGCTAC